GATTCTTAGGATATGTAGCATTATATTTTGCATTAGGTTCATCCCATAAACTTTGTCCATTTGCCGAATTTTTTTGACCATTTGCTATTACAACATTTTTAGTTTGGCCTTTATTTCTATCTCCTGGATTTGGTGGAATAAAATTTTCATCGTTTCGAGCTAATCTATTTGTATCTGGTTCATGCGCTCTATTTGGATATATTCCTTCTGGATCATTAAATCCTACATGTTTAATGTCTTTAGATATTTGTTGTGGAATCCCATTTATAGATCCCATGATCATAGGTTGTTGATCCATACCATCTAACCAAAAACCAACTACCCAACTTCCTTTAAGTAATCCAGTTCCATCATGACCAATATCATTTATTGATGCACTTGTTGGCGGTAAAATAACTTGGGCCCAAGGTAAATGGTTAATAGGAACTTTAGATCTATTTTCAGTGTGATGAGAATACACGCGTACACGCACGCGTCCAAGTTTTAGTGGATCTTCTAAATCTTCAACAACACCAAACCACCAATTGAAGTTATCACCAATTCTGTTTATTGTTGGATTTTCCATTACGAACCTCTTATTGGCTGAATTTCATTACCGAAAGTATCTTTTACTCCTTCGATATAAGTTACATACTTTTGATTAGCCATATCAATTTCGTGTCTAATAGAAGTTATAAGAAATTTACCACTCACATATTTATTTTCTTGATCTTTATCTCTTGTTAAACCAGACGGTGCCGGAATAAAAACATCAATACATTGGCCAGTTGTAATAGCAGAATCTCCTGGTACAGAAAATCTAATTTTAATTGCCTCAAAGTTTTTTGTCCAAGCAAGCTTTTTAGGAAAAAAGTTTTGCTTCCGTCTATGATCTTGTTTATTTGGAAGCTTACTTTTGATATATTTACAATCTTGCTGAGAAAAATCAGACCACATAGTAATTGTTTTAATATCTTCAAATGGATATCGATCTAAAAAACTTTTATTTTTATTTGGATTTCTTTCCATATGAGTTTCTTTTTGGAAAGCTTTTCCATAATTATATTCAACAGTGTTATATGTTTTAGTTACTGGATCAATATATTTTGATTTAGAACCTAAGCCTCCATCTAACATTGAATCTAAAGAATCATACATAGGTTCAATAATTAAATCATCAATCTTTTGATATTCATTATATTGACTTGCTTGTGATTGGCTTAGTTCTTTATTTTTAATCACATAGATATATTCTTCTATAGATGATTTTTGAGCCATTTTTTCTAAGGTTTCAAAATTAAATCCCTCAAAGTTTTCCCAAAATAACCAGGTGCAACTTTTATTAATACTAGTATTTTCAAGTTCACCAGAAAGTTTATCAATTGTTGTTAATGCTGTTTCTCCATGACCTACATAGCTATATAATCCTGTAGCTTCTTCATTAATATGAAGTTGTTTGCCATCTGGATATAGCACAGAATTTACACCGGCTGATGATGGATTATTTTGAATACCAGTAATTCTTTGATCTAATCCTGTTGATGCATTTTTTAGATGAGCTTTAAATATCTTTTCAATAATATCAGTACCAGATTCATGATTAAAAGATTCTTGAACTTCAGTTGTAGTATCAACAACTTCTTCTTCAGATACACAATATAGTGTATAGTTAAACATCTTATCATTTACAGGAATTCTATCTCCAATTTTATATACTCTAAATAAAAGATTAATTGGCATTAATTCGCTTGATGCTGTCTTAAAAGATAATTCAATAACCTCATCTCCACACATTGGAAGTTCATCATAAATGTTAAGGGCATCATTGATATTTACTTCTGCGTGTAAACAATGACTATAAACATCTTCATAGATATTATAGACAGTACAAATATCTCTCAAGTCAATAACTTCTTGAGAGTCATCAAATGATTTAATATGAAGCGCCAGTGTTTCAATAGCACCTGGCGCATAAAAGCCTGAATCAGCCATTAAATACTAACCTTGAACATCTTTTAAGAACTTCTGGCACAAAATCTCTTTCCAATATAACAATATTTCTTCTTTTTTCATTTTCTTGATCTTCCCACTCATAATTATCTAAACTTTTACGCCAATCAGAACTAAGTCCATTGTAAGTTGTTTGATCAACTTCAATTAGTTTTTCAGAAACTACATTACCATTTTCCAAAGTTTTTTGCTGAGTTAAAATTTGGTAATACGCATAAACATTAGCTTTTGCTTCAGCTAATGAACCATATTTACTTCTAATATATAATTCAAAGGTGTAAGTATCCATAGGCCATTGAAAGTACGGATCATGAATATCATTAGTCAACCAAATGATCCAATCTAATGTTGCATCTTCATAATATCTATGAGCAATCATATCTGGTCGCTCGCCCTCTTGAACACTATAATTATAAAAAGAAGCTTTTCGTCCTTCTATAACTTGTTCTAAACCAAATCTACGAGTGATATTAACAGAATCCGGAACTATTTGTTTTAAGTCTGCTCTACCCTTTTCATTAGCGGTTGCTGAATTATACGTATTAGAAGAAGGGTTAGGTCCTCTATATACTCCTATATCGTAATCAACATTTGGAATATATTGAAAATAATGTGGCATTAGTAACCCTCCGCAATTTGATCTTTTGTAACAAGTTCTGTTTCTTGAAACTCTAAAGTTAAATCAACAGTAAGTGGTGAGTCATCTCGGGTAAACGTTGCTGAAGATTCAGTACCATATTTAACTCCAACATTTTTAAGAACACTTCTTCCCATTTTAAATAATGTGGGTAGTGGTCCTTGTCCTCCCATGAAGGTTATAAACCATTCATCTGGAAATGTATAAGATACATCGGTCAAAATAGGAGATGAAAAATATTTGAAAGAACTTACAATTTGATTAATATTACGAGCATCTTGTTGACTAAGAGCTGTAAGTTTATAAGAAAATGAATGACTTCTAAATTCAGTACCTTGGAACAATACAGCCATATGAGGATTTATGGCCACACCCATCTTAAGTCCTAATGCTTGACCAGCGCTTGCACCAGCAACTTTATCCTTAATCATTTTTGCTCCAGCAGTTGCAGCCATTTCTCCAAGATTACCACCATCAGTACTAACTGCACCAAGCATAGATTCTACATTAGTATAATTTTGTGCATATGCTGTTGCAATCTCTGCTGGCATAGGTAAATTTACACTATATAGTCCTTTTTTAGTCGGAGGATTTTTTCTAGATGATTGCCTTCTTTCTACCGCTTCAAATCTTACATAATAATGTTCTCTTTGTAAGAGATCAGAAGGATAAGAGCTTCTAATTCTACCTGTAGTTGTAGCAAATAATTGAGCAAAACCACGATGTGAAGATGTTGCTCGAGCTTCTAATCCTAATTTTGAAGCTAAACTTTTGGCTTCTTTGTTCTGACGGGCACGACTTGCAGCCAATGTTTCAGCTTGGGTTTTAGGTTTTGGTGTTGTTGATCCTGAGTCGACTGCTTCTGGCATACTGATCTTCCTAATAAATAGTTAATCTTTAACTGATATACATTATTTATAATGGCTTACAAAGGCAAATACTCTCCAGACAACTATAAAAAGTATCAGGGAGATCCGACTAATATAATATATCGATCTTCTTGGGAACTTAGGTTCATGAAGTGGCTTGATCACAATCCGAACGTGCTTGCTTGGGGTTCTGAAACTATAGTAGTACCATATAAGAATCCACTTACAGGCAAAAGGCATAGATATTATCCTGATTTTGTTGTCCTTATGAGAGATAAAGTAGGTAAAGAACAAACATATATGATCGAAATTAAGCCAGAAAAACAAACCAAACCACCACAAAAAAAGAGTAGAATAACAAAAAACTACATCAAAGAGGTCTCTACTTTCGCTATAAATAACTATAAGTGGAAATATGCAGAAGAGTTCTGTAAAGATAGGAAATGGAAATTTTTAGTTTTAACTGAAAACGAATTAGGATTAAATGGCTAAGACTCCCGCAAAGAAAACATATGTTTTCGATACAATATTAAGTAAAGGCATTAGACAAGGCCAGGTTCCTGCACGAACTCAAGCTGCCAGAAAGTGGTTTAGACAAACTGCTAGACGAACAACTGTAACGCCTAGAAATATAATGCGTGATAGAGAAAGACTTAGAAATAAACCAGCTATGGGTAGAATGTATGCTTTTTTCTATGATCCAAAGCATAAGAAAACATTACCATATTATGATACATTTCCGCTTATATTTCCTATTCAAAAAGCACCTGGTGGATTTCTTGGACTAAATATGCATTATCTACCTTTGCCATTACGAGCTAGACTCATGGATGCTTTATATGATACAGCAACTAATGATAAATATGATGAAAGTACTAAACTTAGATTGACTTATAGAATATTACAATCGGCAACAAAAGGTGTATTCAAACCAACAATCAAACATTACTTAAATTCTCATGTTAAATCTCGATTCTTATTAATCGATTCAGCAGAATGGGATATTGCTTTATTCCTACCAACTGAAAGATTTGAAAAAGCTAATAAGAGTAAAGTTTGGTCAGATTCAAGAAAGATGATCTAATGGCATTTAATATTAATGATTTTCAAGCTAACTTAAAAGATGGTTTTGCCTTTACCGATCATTTTGAATGTGAAGTTCATTCACCGTATGGTTTGGATAGAGATATGCATTTTAAAGTAATTTCTACAAACCTACCAGGTAAATCAGCACAAACAACAGATTATAAATTTCATGGGCCTTTAAGAAAAGTTCCTTATAGTTATATCAATAATGAACTCACACTTACTGTGTTGTGTTCACCTGATTATAGAGAAAGAGATTATTTTTTAGAATGGTTAGATCTTGCTGTTGGAGATACTCGAGTAAATGATAAATGGTTTGCAGGTGCTTATAAAAAAGTTTCATATTATAATGAATATATTGGAAGAATCTTAATTAAAAATTATGATAAAATGGGACGTAAAGTTAGGGAAACAACTTTTGAAGAATGTTTTCCACTTAACGTTAATGAAATTCAACTATCCTGGGCAGATTCTGCTATCGGTCAGTTTACTGTTGGGTTGCAATATTATGCATTCCATGAAAGAAAAGTTTCAGTAGAACCCGGTAGTAAGACTAGTCCAGTATTGGAAACAACATAAGGAGTGACTAAATAATGGCTTTGCCTAAGATAGATAGACCTATCTTTGAAACGAAATTACCGAGCGGAAAAGATGTAAGATATACCGCTTTTAGAGTTAAAGAAGAAAAACTTCTTTTGATAGCAAGAGAATCAGAAGAAGGAAAAGATATGGTTCAGGCTGTACGCCAAGTTATTAATAACTGTGCAGTCGATGAAATTGATGTAGATACTATGCCATCTTTTGATTTGGAGTATCTATTTGTACAAATGAGGTGTAAATCAGTTGGGGAAACTGCTGATTTATTTTACCAACATAGAAATGGAGTAAACACAAAGGGTGAAGAATGTGATCATGTTCAAAATGTTAAAGTTAATCTAAATAATGTTGAAACGATAACTAATCCTGATCATAGTCAAACATTAACGCTCAATGATACTTATGGTATGAAACTTAAGTATCCATCACTTGGCATGGTGGAGCAGTTAAAAGGTAAAGATCCAGTTAACGCCCTTATTGAATTAGTTTCTTTATGCATTGAAAGTGTATATACAGATGAAGAAGTATTTGAGCCAGAAAGTGTTGAAGAAGCTAAAGAATTTATGGAAGGAATGGGACAAAAAGAGTTAAATGTAGTAGAACAATTTTTTACTACTATGCCTAAAAATACTCTTGAAGTCAAATATGTATGTGATGCTTGTGGGGATGAAGAAGTATTCAAGTTGGAGAATCTTGCTGATTTTTTTTAGTAGCCCTCTCCCATAATAACTTGAATAATTATTTTCAACAAGTTTTTGCATTATGCCAATTTCATAAATGGAACTTATACGATGTTGAAGATTTAATACCATGGGAGAGGGAAGTCTATACTACTTTGCTCATCCAACATATTGAAAAAGAAGAAGAGCAACGTAATAAACAGAATAGTCAAAGGCATTTCTAATGGCTGAGAATGAACAAACCAAACGACCTACAAATGTAAATGTCGATAAGCGCTCGGTATCTGGTGCAGAAATTCGAGCTGATAGAGCTTTCCGCGCAATGCGAGAAGATGCTATAGTTCAGAATAGACTAACACAAGATACTATTCGTGATAAAATGGCTCAGGCAATTACTGAAGCTGCTCCTCTTATTGCAGGCCTTGGTTTGTTAAAACAAACAGATTCTCCAGCACTTGCCATCGGCGGAGCTTATCTTACAGATAAAATTAAAGATCAAATCCAAGCAAGAGCTGCCCGTAAAAAAGCTGAAAAAGAAGAATTCAAACAACGTAGATTAGCTGCTCAAATTGCTATTCGTCAAGGTAGATTCCAAGATGAAGAAGAAGCAATGCAGGAAATTGCTAAGAATAGATTAGCACAAGAAGAATCAAGAATTGCTGAAGAACAAGAACAACAACTTATTAAAATGGGAATTATTGATAAGGAGGAATTGTCTAAGCGTGAGGAAGCAGCTGCCCGTACGAAAGCTGCAGCAGAGGAAGCAGCTAATCGTAAAAAAGCTGCTGAGATTGCGGTTCGCGAAGGTAAGTTCCAGAATGAAGAAGATGCGTTACAAGCAATAGAGAAAAACAGAGCAGAACAAGAAAAAGATAAACAAGCTAAAGAAGATAAAGCCCTTCTTGAAGAGATGGGAATTGTCGATAGAGAAAAAGATTTATTAGCTAAAAAAGAAGAGAATCTAAATTTAGAAGCTGAATTGCTTCGATCACCAGATAGTGCACGAGGTGTTGAAAGAGCAGAACCTGGTACTAGAGCTGAAATGACCGAGGCTCTTAGGCAGTTAACTGATATTCAAAGA